CCTTCACGAGCTGTACCCTTGGCCGAGTTTTGAATCAGCTTGCCAAGGAACCCAGCAAGCTGGATGCCATCATCGTCGGTCGGGTTTGTGTCGGCAAAGCGCGTCACCCCGCCGGACTGCAGTGCAGCCGCCGCCTGTCTACCTGGTGTTGCCATGAAAACTCCAAAGAAAAAGGCGCCCCAGATAGAGCGCCTATTTTATTTACTATTACCAGAAATTGGGGGCATTGACTACCCCAAGCACCACATAGTGTGGCTAGGCTGTTCCCTTCCGGCTGTATGACCCTGTCACATAGAGCTCCCGGCTAGTCTGCCCGGATTTCTGTGACGCAATCTGCCTACGGAGCTGCTTGGTCGAAAAGGTCTCTTTGCCCCCCGACTTCGCTAGCTGTTTCTCCAACAGCGCCTCCAAGGTGTTCTTCATAGCTGGTGCCGCCATTTATCCACTCCGTTCCTGACCTATCTGTGTTTTTGAACACAGTCGTGTCATAGTATACCACGTCCGCATATGTCACACCATCGATTTTTCCGATATCTTCCATGACGTCTGCGAACAGCTCGGCCTTCTCTTCAAAGATGTCCTGTTGACGTGATGCGTCGAAGGCGTCGTCGAACTCTGGGATGTATTGGAATCTGATACCGACAAGGCCGGCAATGTCTTCATCGCCAGTAGCCTGGACGTCCACCCTGTCCGCTTGACGTGCATCGGTCACAAAGGTGAACCCATCGATGCCTTTGTCTCTCAACAACGCCGTGATCTGCTGTGCATAGTCTGCGCCCTGCCTGTCTCGGAAATAGATCTCCACACCAGGACGCGCGTTGGCTGTGCCAGGCTTGACCACCTTGGAGATGAACACAGCATCCTGGTCATACTTGCGGCCAGCTTCGACCAGAGCCTTTGTGACAGACGTCGGGTCAAAGTTAGTCTGCGTCACGATCTCAAAGTTGAGTGCGCGCTCAGCCTCACCCATGAACTCGCCATAGGTGTTGTTTGCCTGGTAGCCAATGACAGTTTCATCCGACTTGAGCGGCGCCGTCAGCTCAGCTGCGAGCTCAGCCTGTTCCGGGTTGGTCGGGCGCTGATCAGGCCTTTCACGAGAAACGCCGGCAACAATCCTCTGTGGCTCGCCTTCCAGCGTTTGCAGCTCGGCCCTAGCTTCTGCGATCTGCTCAGAACTGCTGCCCTTTGCATTGATGATTGATCGAAGCTCAGAAACCCGCTCTCTATCTGGCGACCCGCCAAACACGCTTTCATAGTCCAGAGACCCGCCTTCACCGGCTTTGTTTGTCCAGCCGTTCTTTGTCCATTTTTCTTTTTCTAGGAACCAAACAAGCGCCTGCAAATCATCCGGGCCTAGATCTCCCAGGTTGGGGTCAAATGCTTTGATGCCGCCCTGGTTGTTCAGAATGGTGGCTGCTTCAGAAAACACCTCTTGGCCAAATCCAAACTCGCCGCCGATCTTCGGGTCGTCGAATGTAGATCCGGTCAGGTGGTTGCCGGCAACAGCCTTTTCAACTGGCGGCGGGATGCGTGGCAGGCCAGCTGCGTCACGCAGATACCTGGCAGCCCAGACATCAATGGTTGCCTCGTTGCCGAATCCAATCAGGTTGCCTGTAAAGTTAATCGTCTTGGGCGACGAGCCTTTTTTGACTTGCCGGAACATGTCCAGCAGCGCCTCGGTAGCTGCAGCGCTGTTTGTCTGGAACAAAGCGCCGCTAGCCTTCCTGATCAGCTTGAAAGGATCGTTGGGATCTTTGTCCCGGCCAAACAAGTTGGGGCCACGCGGCTCGCCAGATTCAATCAGCTTCACATACTCAGCGATTTCCTCGTCGAACTCGCCTTTGGTGAAACGCCGGAAAACTCCGAGTGCGCTTTCATAGTTTACCTGGACGTTAGTCTGAGCTGACGTTGCGCCCAAGATATCAGCGAAGACATCACCCAGCCCACCAAACTCCTGGCGCAGCCGGCTCCGCATGGCGCGGTACCAGTTAGCCTGGTTGATGATAGCTACCGCAGCTTCGTCGCCGTTCTGTGCGCGCTGCAGCACGTCATTGACATCGGTGACCGTCCGATTGACCAGGTTCCGCTTGTGGGTCGTAATCTTGGTGTTGCCCTTTGGGACATGGAACGCATAGCTGGGCTGGTTCCATTTGATCTCAATTTCACCTTTTTTATTGACCTTGAAAGACGGCGTCTTGCCGCCAGGGTTGACGCTGATTGGCAACCATCCATCGCCGGTTGGGTACTGGTTTTTGATGCTCAGCACTTTTTCTTTTACAGCGGTGACCAGGTTCTTATCAACAACACCATCAGTGGTTGCGTCCCTGGTGATCGCGGTATTCTCTGCTTTTGACAGACGCCTGATCAGTGTGCCTGCCGGCATACCTTCCGCCTCATCAGGGTCAACAGTGGCGCCTGTAGCGGCAGCAATCGATATTGCAGACGCGCGCAGCAGTCGCTTGTCGTTCTTGATGATCTTCAGCGTTTGGATCATGCCATCGACAAGGCCGCCGGCCAGGGCGCCTTCGCCGGCCATCTGCAGGCGAGCCCTCAAGCGATCTTCTGCCAGGCTTTCTTCGTTGACATCATCGACAGCCAGGAACTCCAGCGCCTCGGGCAGGACGCCCAGGTCGATCAACGGCCGGATGAACCCGCCCTCTTCCGGGTCGAAGAACGCAGCGTCAGCTGTGCCTGACCGCAGGATAGGATTGAGCACACCAAACTTGTTGGGTGATGCCACATATCCTGCGGCGAATTGCACAAAGTCACGGCCCAGCTGGGCGGCAAATGTCCGAGGCTCTGGAACGTCTGGCAGACGTGGCGCTGGGATGCTGAGGCGAATCTTGCTGACATCGCCTGCCTCATTCACAGCGCGCAGTCCGCTGGCCTCAAGAAACTTTTCGCCTTCTGCCTCTAGAACGTCTCGACCGAACTTGATGGCAGCCTGGCCAGCATCACGCAGGCCGCCAACTGACATGCGGTAGCCAACCTCATCTGCCAGGAAAGCAGCGCCGCTCTTAACCTTGTTGCTGGCGTCCTCAAGCTCACTGAGCGGAACTCCGAAGATCTCCGGCTCAGGCTCAGACTTTTTGACAGAGCCGATCAGGAAGCGCTCAGCGTCCGCTGTTTCGTATGCGTCAAGTCGTTCTGATTCGTAGTCCACTAGCGCACCCCTATCTTAACGTAACTTTGAATGGTCTGTGTGATGCCCCGGATGATCGGGTCAGACTGATTTTGTGTGGCGAGCCATTCCTTGGCCGAGGCGACTGGGTTGTCCAGATCGACCGGCAGATTAGGCACCAGGGTTTGTGAGCTCTGCAGATAGCCAATAAAGGCTTCCTTCATCATCTTCTGATATTGAGTTTCGTTGTTCGTGTTAATGTCGCGAGCCTTAGCAACGACCTCTTGATAGGTGGCGCCCATGCCACCGCCATCAGCCTTTGGCGTGTTCAGCCAGTCATCAAGCTCAAACATGCTTTGCTGGAACATCATGTCAGCTGCATCGCCGAGAGCGTTGTTGCTGTCTTTGAACTCGTTGTAACGCAGCTTGCTGGAGATCAATGCTTTGCCAGCTGTCCGGCCATCTCTGCCTTCAGCGATAGCGCGCTTAAAGAACGCATTGTAGTCAGTGGTCGAAAGCTGACCGGCATACTTCTCGACAAGATCCAGGGTTAGGATGTTGTCATTGTCAGCGCGGTTTAAGATCCTTACAGCCTCTGCGCTGGTCTCTACCTGTTCCGGCTTTGTCGACTTGTTCAGCCCCAGGATGGTCTCAGCAGCTTTACGCTGTGTGGCGTTGTACCAATTACGCTGCAGCAGCATCTTGTGCATATCTAGGGCCAAGGCCATAGAGCTTTCGCTGGTTGTGTCCACGTTGATGATGGCATCGAACATATTGACGTTTGCCTGGTCGGCCTTTTCTTCCTCGGCCTCTTCTTGCTCGCGGCGCTCGGTGTCGATCTTGGTGGCAATGGTGAAGAAATCATTCATCACCTTTGTTCTGTCACTGGGATCCATAGTGCCAAGCATATCGCTCAGAATGGGATCTAGCTCTACATTCCCCGAGAAGATTGCCAGCGCGGTGCCGGTCGCATCGCTCGACGATGTCATCAGGCCAAGGCCGATCGAACGCACTGTGTCGTCTGTCGCCTTGGCAAGCAGCTCTTCGGCCTTGTCTCGCGTGATCGTGTTGTTTTCAACGGCAGCGGTGATTGCCTCGACCCCATCTTTGACTGCTGCCTCTCTCGCTGAAATAGGCTGATTGATGTCGCCAGCTATCAGTACGCGCTTGCCGGTGTTGATATCCAGGATAGCCGCGTCTGCTTCCCTCTTGCGTTCCCGGACATTCTTCTCAGCCGATCTGGTCAGCTGCTGTGCCTTCACGTTGGTGATTAGGCCATCAGCTGCCATTTGATAATATGCGCCGATTACCTGGGTGCCGTTTGAATCTTGGCCGCCGAACAGCTTCAGATTTGCTTCTGCCCGGTCAGCGCCATTGCCCATAACAATCTGGTCTTCCAGCTTGGCTGCTGCCTGCAGAGCCGTAGCAGCTCGCTGATCGATCAAACGGTTCCGGGCGTCCTGGTTCACCGAGATCTGCTTGCGATTGACGGTCTGCCGGGCGCCAGAGATAAAGGCGTTGCGTACCCGCTTATCATCAAGACCGCTAGCAATTCTATCTAGTTCTTGCTGGGCCAGCTCGCCAAAACTGAGCTCGTTCTTGGCCGGGTCGCCGTCCAGAATCAACATCGGGTTGCGATTACGCTGTTCTGTCTTGAGTGTCTCCAGCGCGTTGTCGAGCTCTATCTCTGCCTGGCTGAGGCTTTCCTGGCGCTTCAGCTTTTGCTCTTGCTCGTACCAGCTGAGCGCTGTGTTTTCTACCGCAGCGAACAGATCACCGACAGCTCGTTGGCCGGCGGCAAGCGCACCAGGGTTTGCCCTGACCGAGAAATTGATAGCCCCGGTCTTTGCTGTGGTCGCTGTCTGTCTTTGATAGGTAGGAACTCGCATCACGCCATCGCTATTCTGGTTGCAGTGTTGATCAAGCTAGTTGCAGCTCGGGCCTTGCCGCGTGTCGCAGCAGCCTTGCCATACATGCGGTTCAATGTGCCTTGCATCCGCTCTTGGACGCCGGCCTCTTTGATCTCGGAGCTGCCGACCTTGGCGTTGTAACGCCGTGCCGCGATCTCTTCGTCTGCTTCCTGGGCGCTTGCCAGGGCAACCTTCAGCGGGGTGCCTTCCTCCGCTATCCAGCCGTTGTATCTGTAAGCCTGTGCCTGAGCGTCTGACAGATCCGAGAACTGTTCGCGGAACTCAACGATCTTTTCTTCCTCAGCAAAAATCAGCTGAGCAGCTTCCTGGTCGGACGCCTTGGCGTTTCGCTCGTTGATGTCAGCGTTGTAGTTGTAGGCAGCCTGCTCTTGCCGGCCTGCCGATAATTCAAATAAAAAGCCCATTATCTAACCCATGCCACCCTGATGTAGTCCATGCCCTCGGGGCCATACTTTCGCATGACGCCTTCCGGCTCAAAGCCCATGAAGCGCGCAAACTTGAGCGCCGCAGGCCAATCCGATTTGCATACCGCCTGCACCCGCCACAGCTTGTTTTCGTCCACGACCTTCTGCATGACGTCGGTCTTGGCGAACCTAATGAAGGGTCGCGGGTACTCGTGTATTTTGTTGCTGGCTATAAACCAGGCCTCACCTACGCCCGGCCACATATCGACGATGCCGGCACAGCAGATAATGTATCCGTTTTCGATCAGCGTGTATGACCAGCCGGGCTGCTGCAGCTCGCCGGCATAGTCCTTCATATACCCAATGTGCTCGGGTGCGCCGTCGTTAAGTGGGCCATCCATCAGCTCGTGAAGATGGCTTTGGTCGTAGTCAATAATCCTCACTGGTCGAAGGTGATCAGTCTCGGGAAGATGCCAATGATGGTCAGCGGCAGCGGCTGGTCTTGCTGGACAACCACAAAGCCGTCGGTGTCAAAGCCACCGCGAAACTCAATCTCCTTGTCGCCTGTAAAAAGCGGGATCGCGGCCGTCATAGCTGCAGCTGACGATCTGAACGGTATGCGGTCGAGCTCAGTCTCCGAGCTGCCTACCTTTACACCGACCGTTCTGAACAGCCGCAGCACAACCTCATGGATGCGCTTGGTTTTGCCCTGGGCAGTGCCTTCGGTACCGCCGGCCTCAATCCGCATTGTCTGCAGCGTCGAGCTGAAATTCAGCCCGATATGCGCTTTGGTCACCGAGTAGTCGAGCGTCACAGATCCCGAGCTGACTGTCTTATCCGGGTGGACAGCGCCGTTGGCTAGGATAGAAACGGTCTCGCCTTCCAGGTGATCTAGTCCGCTGATCGACGTTGCAGCTGACCCGGAATAGGTCAGGCCGCTATCCACGAAGAACGCATCTTCAATATCATCGCCAAAATCAAAGCTGCTGAAATATTCGATATAGCGCTTTGTCCCACCGTTGACCGTGCGTTTGACCACGAGATAAGTGTCATCTTCGTTAAGGTCGCCTGGGATAGTTGCCACACTCTCGACGTGGCCAAACGCATCTGAACCAAAACCGCCACCGATCAAATGTTCATGCCAGGCAATCACATTCTCTTCACGTCGGTAGGTCATGCCGACGAACTTGCCATTCTCTAGGACGCACCACACCACGTTGTCCGGCTCTTGTTGGAGTGACATCTCTTTGATGCCGCCGTCGGTGATGTGTTCTGCCAGGATGGTCATGTCCGGCGCTTGGTATGAATCTGTGTTCAGATCGAAGACCAGCTCACGCAGCTTTCGCTTTGCTCGCTGCACAAACAGCGTCACGTTGGCCACCTGTACCGGCTGGATGTCTGCCGAGCCATATGTGGCCTGGCGCTTCACAACGGCGTTGGTGGGGCTCAGAGGCGCATCCTCGGAGCTTGTCACAACGAACTCGCCACCAGATGTCCCGACAAGCAGCACACGGCCGGCTTGCAGATATCTGATGATGTTTACCTGGTTTGAACCCAGGGTGTATGTCAGGGCGTCATCGGCGTCGGTGCCGGCAGCAAAATCCTCAAAGCTGCCACCTACCGAGAAAAACAGCGTTTGAGGCTGCTCAGTGGTCGATGCGAACACCAGGCGCTGTTCATAGAAGGCAACAGCAGAAGGGTAGCCAGTGGACGCTGAGAAGGCGCCTAGAGCCCAATCTGTGCTGGCAGTCAGGTCGCCGCTGATCGTCACGCTGTCGCCGGCCGCTTCGTCGGTCAGATCCGAAGACGGTGCGAGAAGCAGCGTGTCATCTGTGACCTTGACGATGATCGCCGAGCTTTCGTTGTTGTTGCTGTCGGTGAACCCGGTGACAGATACCTTCATGCCGACCTTGAAGCCCTGAGTCACAAACTGGCCGCTCGAATCCTGGAAGCGGTCATTGTGCTCTAGGCCGGTGGCAGATGGGTCGCCTTCATGGGCCGATATGGTTGTCGCCGTGTAGCTCGGCATCAGCTCGGTGCGGCCGTCGGCGTTTTCTTGCACGTCAGCATCGACAGACGTGGCAGACGTGTAGCTGCTGATCTTTACGAAGCCGTCATGCAGTCTGATCAGCCGGCCGACGTCATTGCTGGCAAACGTGTTTGCGCTTGCTGTGATAGTCACATTGCCTGTCCGGGCGTCTGATACCAGCGTTGTGCTGGTTGCGTTATCTTCGGCCATCGGGCCGCGCAGCAGATCCACCTCGGTGATTGTCCAGGCTGTGTGGCTGGTGCGGGTGATCTTGCGCGGCGCAAAGTCAGGATGCACCAGATACATCACGTCAGCTGACTGCGTGAACTTTAGCTTGTCCAGATCTGTGTGGGCGTAGGGCGTTGTGATCTCTACAGGCACACCGCTCGAAACTACGGTACCGCCGTCCTTGTGAACGCGGAAATATTGGTCGCCGAACTCCAGGATATAGGTCTGGGTGACGTTAAACTCGAAAGGGATCAGGCGCGCATTGTGAGCGCTGTTCTTGACCTCACGAACAAAGATAGTGCCGGGGCGCCGGCTGGCGCCGCCATGCGGATGCACGACAAAATTCTGCAGCTTCTTACAGCCGTTGAAATACTTGCCAACGTCAGTCCGGCCATCAAGCCTGGGGCTCAGCTCGCCGGCTGTAAAATTAGTGAACGCTGGTGACGCCTTCGCCATTAGAACCTCGCGTTGATAAAGGTATCGGCTGCGACTGTCCGGCTGTCAGAAAGCACAGATGTATTGATGTCGTTGTCCTCGGTCGCGTCAACAAAGCGCGCCTCGGTCAGCTTGTTCTGATAGAGCTGATACATGTTGGCGCCCAGGGCCGAGCTGCCGACCAGCGGATATGCCAGGTCAGCTGCCATCGCTGCGGCCAGCGCTTCGATCAACAGCATATCATACTGATTGCCGTCCTCTACCCGGCCGACATAGATCATTTCAATGCTGCTTTCGTCGCATAGCAGCTTGCGGCCTTCGATCTTGTAAAGGATGTCTGTGTTGCTGAGCTGCAACACGCGAAGGCAGAATGGGTCGGTGGGCAGCGTGAATTGCTTGCTAAATTCAAAAGCGGGGGTCGCGGTGTCCGGCGCCAGGGTTGCCCTGGTTGTCAGGCAATTCCAAGGGTGCGAGCGGAAGACACTATCGCGGACAAAGGTATAACGCTGATTGCACAGACGCGCGGCCTTACTATCCTCAGTCAGACTGATGATGTTCGATGCGCCGATCTGGTTCAGAGCGCTGTTACAGATATCAACAACAGATGCCATTTAGATCCCCTTATGAGAAAAAGGGGCAGCCGGAGCTGCCCCTCTCATGGTTAGTCAACGACGTACAGCATCGTGACAGCGATAGTGCCAGTGCCTGCGGCACCGCCCATAGTCACTGTGACGACTTTGCCGTCTTCGTTGGCGTCTACCTCTTCGCCGTTCAGCAGTGCGAGCGTGGCAACAATGTCCACGATCTGAGCTGACGTCGAAGCGGCTGCAGCTTTGTAGGCAGCTGCGGATGCGGCGACAGCCGATCCGCTGCTGTCAGTGTGGGCTGCATAGCCAACAGACAAGGTTGTGGACGAACCAAGTGCATCGTGAGCCAGCTGACCCTGCAGGATGCGCGCGCCGTTAGGCAGAGCGAACATCTCAATCACATCACCAGATGCGAGCGAAGATGCCTCGTATGTGCCATATGCAACACGAACATTTCCTGCAAGCTCATTTGCCTGCACGAAGCCGGAAGGGTCGTCCTGAGTCAGCGTGGTGCGCTGAGTGCTATATACAGTAGCCATATCTCAAGCCCTCCTTATGCTGATTCGTCGCAGACGATGGACACGACCTTCTCTTCTTCCATCCGGGTCGCACCGAAGGTGGCGCAGTAGTAAACCTGGGTGGAGTAAGATTTGTCGGCGCGCTCATCGATACGCGACATGACGTCTTTACCGACAGCCAGCTTGATGCCGTCTTCGGCCCAAGCAAAGCATGTGCGGTTATTGCCGGACTTGGCGAGACGTGTCGAAACATGGAACTGGAAGCCCATGAACGTGTTGATCTCACCTTGAACCAGAGCTTTGACCGTATTGAAGTCGCTACTGGTGACAGTCGTGCTGTTCAGCAGTGCCTCAATCTGGTCAGGCCCGACGGCAATGTGACGCGGGATGGATGGGTCAACCGAAGCAAGGTCAAGGATCTTCTTGGCCTCAATCAGTTTCGCCAGGGTCAGGTCAGCAGAACCAGCTGCGATCTGGTGGCCGGACAGCATGGCAGTGCTGGTGCCGCCAGACTTGCCAGTCTTGGCTGTGCCTGTTGCTGCTTCGATGATGGCATCGTCCATAGCACGACCCATTGCAGCAGCAGCTGCACGAGCGTAGGTGCTAGTCGGATCGATCAACATGCGGACTTTGTCAGCATCGTCGATCAGATCTGCCCATTCATACGAATCCATAGTCACCATGCGGCGGCTATGCGGTGTCTCGACAGTCGGGGTATCCCCATGACGAGAGGTGCGTTTCACAGCGGCTGCAGAGCCAACCTGGTCGAAGAAAGCCTTCTCACCAGTTACTGATTCCTCAGAGACTGCTCCACGAAGGATGGAGCCCATCTGCTGAGAAAGCAGCTGTACGTTGGCGCTAAACTGCTGGGAAAACGCAGTGGTGATTTGAGTGCTCATTGCACCCTCCTTTCACTGAGTTTTGGAAAAAGCTCGCTACCCGACACATGTCGGACGAAAGGTTTTTGCAATTACGGTTGCGCCGACCGGGGCTATGCAGCTTGTCCGGGTTTTTTGCTGGGTGCTTTCGCCTCTCGGGCCTGGGGCTTATCAAGAGGCTGCAGGCACCACTGCAAATTTTTTTCAGCGTGTTCCAGCGGGTTGCTGATGATGCCGGCCGACCCTGTCTCCAAGGTCAGGCGCAGCACCTCAAGCCGGAACTCGCGATCTGTTTCTGCGTCAGCCACCGATCATCCCCCGATATTTCAGAGCTTCGTTCACATAGAACTCATGCTCGGGGTGGCGCTGATCCCAGTATGGCGAGCCTTGTGCAGTCAGCTCGGCGACCCTGTCTTTGGCATCAGCTGGTGTCATTGCGCCAGATGTCTTGATGCCTTCCAGGCTGTCTTCGCCGATCTTGCTGTTAATGAACTCGCCTATGTTAACCATCATCTTGATCATCTCAGGGTGATCGCCCAGCAGCCGGCCATCGGCTAGGGGGATCTCTGTGATGTCGTCTGTCCCAAATTCCTGCAGCACAGCGTTGCCGTTGGTCATACGGTCTTCGTATGCGGCGCCATACTCGCGCTTCAGCTCGACCTCTGTGTCGAGCCGGGCTTGTTCTGCCTGGCCTTCATCGACCTGGGTCATACCGCCCAGCATGTCGTTGTAGCCGGCAAGCAGCTTTTGGGCTTGGCCTGGTGTCAGGCCTGCTTCGTGAGCAGCGCCCCGGAACCAGTCCAGGATATTGTCGTTGGCCTCGACGCCTTCCGGCACCTCATTGACCAGCTCATAACCCTCTGGGGTATCTGGCCGGCCCAGGCGGCGGTAGACCTCGCCCCAGTCTTCGTCGGTGGCATGTTTGCCTGGGATGGCAATTTTGTCCGCGCCGATCATCGACTGAGCGTTAACGTAGGATTTAGCCAGGGCTCCCACGTCTTGGATATGTTCTAATGATTTATGCCCCCGGATCTCTTCGGGGATACCTGAGCGCCAATCTTCGGCGACAGACTGGGTTACCTCTGCGTCGGCAGAGACCTCAGCTACCTGTTCTTCACTCATCTGATGCAATGTCCTCTAATGGTTTGCGGTCGCGGATCATTGATCTGATAAACAGCAACACCGTCCGCTGACCTTCGCGGTACGCTGTTTCACAGGGGTCGGATGAGAATGTTGAAGAATGTTCACAAAACCTCACGCCCATGTCCTCTAGAACCTGTTCACCTTGAACTGTCGTGAACACCTCTTTGTAGAGCTCTATCGTTTCTTCCGGCGTCATTCTTGCGGAGCCTCAGCTGCGTCCAGGGCTCGTACCATTGGCGCTGCGTTGCCGGCCGCCTCTGCCGTTTGCATCAGCTGCATCTGTTCCATTTGCTCCTGCTGTTGCTGCTGGCGCTGGGCGCGCAGCTGCTGAACCTGGCGGTCACCGCGTACAGCTGTGGCCGGTACGCCCAGGATCTTGATCAGGTGCTTGGAGATGCCGTCACTATCGACATAGTCCATGATGCCTGGGTCAAGCTGCGACAGCGGCGTCATCAGCTCCAGCAGGCGGGTCATGGATTGGATGTCGCCCTGGCGCTGTGCCTTGGCGAGCGGCGATACATATTCGATCTCTAGGTTCTGGTCTTGCATGAAATCCGGTGCCGGCCGGTAGGCCTTCTGACGTGCCAGGATGCTATAGACCCGGCTGATCAGTGGCTGCAGCAGCTCCTGGCTCAGGCGCCCTGTGAGAGGCCCAAGCAGGCGCATCTTTTCTTCTGTGCGCTGGACAACCTCTGTCGCTGTCATCTGCGGCCCCTGGCCCAGGATGAGCTGATCAACATAGAACGCCGAGCGGATTGCCTGCCGGCGCTGTTCTTCCATGTTCAGACCCAGCGGGTTGTTGGCGCCGATATTGAGCGGCTCAATCCGGTCGCGTGTCCCGGAGCGGTAGAAATTAAGACCGCCTGGGATAGTGCGGACAGGCAGCATGAAGCCGTCGTCTGGCACCAGGAGCGGCGGGTCAACTTGTTTCTGTGCTGCCCGGATGGTCACCTCGGACATCTTGTTCAGCATCTTGATATCAGCAAGCGCTGTCATGGCCGGCGAGCGACCATAGCCGATCTCAAATGAGCTTTTGGTGTAGCGCGGCGCCATGTAAGGGAACTCGTCGAACCCTGATTCGGACAGGACAACCTTTTCTTCCGGCTCAATATAGACCGAGGCGAAAGGCTTGTTGTCAGCTGTCACCTTGGTGATGTCGCGCTCTTGGCGCTCATACACAGCGTGAACCAGGTTGATCTGCTCGTAGGGGTTTTCGGCCGCCTTCTTCAAGATCTTGGTGTTCATCTTCTCTTCACCAAAACGCGCGACAGCAGCTCGTGCCGGCATTTTGAATTTTCTGAACACCGTATCGACCCGCCCCTTGTCATCCTCTGACAGGAAGCACTCTTTGATGTGCCGGGTGCTGAACCGCACCTGTTGATCATCGTCAGCATCGACGAACATCACGGCGGTGCCGAAGGTCACCAGATCTTGGTAGAGCTCGTGGATCTGCTCTTGAAAGTTAGAGCGGTTGAAAGCCTGGTACATGACGTCTTCGACAGACTGCAGCCATTCCATCGCTTCATCGTCACCGTTCAGATCCGGGTCGGAATAACGAAGGCTGAACCAGCTGGTGCTGCCATTGGTCAGCATACCGTGCAGGGATGCGCTCAGCAGCTCGGCGGCATGGATAGCGGTGCCATCAAAGACCAGCTCGGAGCGTTTATCGCCTGGCGAGCGGTTCTTGGTCACATCAGCTTTCCTTGGCACGACATAGTCGGCCACCTCTTGCCAATGCGATTCCCATGTCTGCCGCTGCGTCTCCAGGCTATGGAAGCGCTTCAGCAGGATCTGTGCGATTTCGTCAGCCATTTAGCCACCTAGCAGCGTGGATTTTTCTGTGGGCGCATCGCCGATCACGCCCTTAGAGCCGGTCATAATCGTGCCGCTCTTCTTGCGTTTCTTTTTGGGCTTGTCCGCGCCTTGTTCACCCGAATAAATGACGTCATCAGGGTTGTTGGGATCACCTGGTGCATCGACCACCTGGACGGCCTGTTGCGCCTTCAAGGCCTCTTCAGCCTTGCGCTGCTTCTCAGCTGCGGCCGCTTTGGCAGCTGCTTCAGCTTCTGCCTGGGCTTTCGCCTGAGCTGCCGCCTGTTCTTGTGCGCGGCGCGCTGCTTCTTGTTGCGCCGCGATTTGAGAATTAGTTGGAGCCACGCCTGCGGCTTTTGCTATCTCGCTCACCCCTTTTCGCAAGGTTTTCCGAACCGTCCTGACTACACCGCCCATCATACGTCTCCTGGTTTTTTGGTTTTGCCAGACTGCCCAAGCAGTGAGGCGTACTCGATAGGCGCGTCTGTCATTACGCCCTGTGCCGACGTTTTCACGTTGGTTTTCATATTAGCTTTCTTGCTCGCCTTCTCGCCGGTCATCTCGTCCTTTACCGCATCGACTACCGTGTTGGGCTTGACCACCGGATCTGGGGTGACCGGTTCAGGAACCGCAACAGGCGGCGGTGGAGGTGGCGGCGGCGGGGGAACGCTTACCTTTGGTTTCAAAAATCCCATTACAAACTTACTCCCAGCGGGTTGTAGCCATTGTCCGCTATGGCCTGTGGCGGCCTGTCAAACTGCGTATTTTCCTTGAGGCCGACTGCCAGGTACCGGAAAGCATCCGCAGCATGTGACGACCAGTCATGGACAGGCGTGTTCCTAAACGTCCGCAGCCTTTCATTGTAGGCCCGGTGATACTGCCTGAGCGCTTCAAGCCCCGCCTTTGTGAGCTCTGCATCAAACCAGCAACGTGGTATAAGCATCTGTGCAGCATGAAGCCCATCCTCGACCGGGAGCTTAGGAACCACCCTAAAATTAATTCCTAGATCCCAAGCAGTTTCGCGTCTGCTTTTCCCCGAGCCGAGCTCGCGAACCTCAATGTCATGCGGCGCGTTATGCGTCCCATAAAAATAATCTTTGTCAGCAAGAACCTTCGCGTAATGCGGCAAGCCCTCGCCCCTGTTCTCGTAAAAATCGATGACATGCACCGCCCGGCCCACAGACTGCGTGAACCAGATCGCCGTGCTATCACCTACGCCCAGATCCCACCAGGTATCCACCCGCACTGTCGGGTCATAGGGAACTGAACTGATGCGGCCCTTTTCCTGGATCTCTTGAAGCTCTTTTCCAAAAACAGCCCCCGGCACATTCGCCACCCAGGAACACTCAAACTCCTGCTCAAACTGATCTGCAGTCATCATCGCCCTGGCAGCGTCCAGCTCCTCGTCATCAAGGATGCCTGTCTCGCTCGCCCGGTAGATGGCCGTATGCCAGTCCTCTTGGCCCTCAGCGGCCGTGTAAAGGTCGAAGAAGGCGTTGTGGCCCCTCGGGGTACCAATGAACAGCGCCCAGCCCTTACGGTCACTCAGCGCCGGCCTGATGATCTCTGGGAAGAGGCTCTCAGGCATGTCTGCCATTTCGTCCAGCACGGCACCATCCAGATAGATGCCACGCAAGCTGTCAGGGTTCTCAGCACCCAGCAGCTGTATCCTGGCCCCATTAGGCAGATCTGCCCGGAGCTCGGTCTCATGGAACCGCACCATAGGCACAGCCCCTGCAAACTGCTTCAGATAATCCCACGCCACAGCCTTAGCCTGGCGATAGGTAGGCGCTATGTAAGCAAAGCGCGGGTTGGGCCTGCTGTTCAGCACAGCGTCCCGGAGCAAGTGATTAATGGCCATCACCGTCTTGCCCCAGCGACGATGACAGACTACGACGCCCCAGCGCTTGGCCTGCAGCTCACCGTGGAGCTGCGCTTGGCCTGGTCTAGGCGTGTAGGGTATTTCGATGTTCATGTGAGAGACAGGCTCATGTCCAGGTAATATACGCTATAGATTCCGGCGGGTTGGTCTGGGGTGGGTGGGGGTGTCGCTCAGCAAATCCTGGTAATCGACAGGCTCGTATCCCGCGCCCACTGCTATGTTTTCTGCGTACTACAGCCAGCCCTGTGCCAAGCCTGTGCCAAGCTGCGTTCAGCCTGGGCAAAGCTCGTTAACCAAAATCTGGTTGACCCTCGTGCGCGCGAGCACTGCCAACACAGCCAGCTTTTTATATAGCTAGTCCTTGTTCTTGCTTCCCATGATGCTGCGTTTCTCGACACGATCTTTGCCAATCATATCGCTCAGCATCTTGCTGAACTGCGTGGCTTGCTCGTCGCTATCGAACTGGATGAAGTCACCCTTATCCATAGCCATGTCATACGCCTCGCGGTCGCTGAGCTTCTTCAGCTTGCCGTTGATCATGCGTATCGTAGGGAACAGCTTGCCATCGTTTGACATAGTCTTGATGGTCTCTCGCGCCTCTGTAGTAGGCGTCGAAGGATCAAGAGCCCTACGCAACCAAGCTGGCCTATCGACCAGGTCAGCCATTGGCTAAGACTGCAGGCTCGGCATTGCCCCACGACAGCGTGATAGTCCCGCTGCTTTGCTTGCTGTCCTCTGCTTTATCTCGGATGCCAAGCGGTTGCATCTGCCGGATATGCTTGTCCTTGTGGTCAGCCTCTAGCCTACGCCGTTGCACCTCAGCCATTGCTAGCTTCGGGTCATCAGGCAATGGTGCTTCGACCAGGTCGATGATCTGATCGCGCATCACCTCGCACTGCAATGTCCTTGCAACGCGGTACTGCGTGTACGCATCCTCGTCTTCCTGAACCCAGCGCAGCACAGTACGCCACGAAGGCAGCGAGCTGTCCTCGTTGCAGATCCGCGTCAGGCTTGTGCCATCAGCTATCCGCTCGCAGATGATCTGCATCTGCTTTTTCGTTACTCGTGTCTTTGCCATATCAATCCAAAAGAGCGCAGGCCCACCGCCGTGCAACGATGAGCCTGCTTTAGTGCCTGGTGCAGCCGGGTAGTGCTGAGCCGAAACTCGTGTGAAACTGCCCAAGCTGCGTAAGGTTCTGTTAAGGGAGGAACTAGAACGGCAATATCTTGTGCCATTCTATAAATATTCATACTACATTCGGTGCATCCGCGTCAACCAGCTTGTGGTTTACCGTCAAACAGCTTGTCCGATGCCGTCATCAGAGCCTGTAATACAGCCTGACAAGCGCATCCTGGTATCTGCGTTTCACGACCCTGGGGTCGTTCAAGCCCAGTATCCTGGCTATCTTTGACCATGCCGGGCCACGCTCTCGAAAGGCTGCTGAGTGTGCCACAGCCCATACCAGGCGCCTGTCTTCCTCGTCCATCTTCGTTATGCCGAGCTCCAGCGCTATCTCGTATTTCGTGATTTGTGCCGGCGTTGCTTTGAGGATCGGCGCCTCGAAAGCATGGTAGCCATACGCAGACCATTCCTGGACATACTCTGGCCACGAGCTCATCTTTTGCTTGCGAATAGCAGCTGGCAGCTTGCGCTCAGTCTCGGCAGCTTCCATGAAGAGCTCGTCCAGCTCAGTGATGCTGGCTCTACCGACGTTCATTGTCGAGCCTGCGCTGTTCTTCGGCTAGCCAGTCATACCGCGCCAATGGCGGCATGGCAGACACAGCTGTGATCAGCTGCGCGAATCTATCTGAGCTATACCGGGGGCGAAGCCGCTTGAATACGCGGCGCTGCAGCTCGTCGAGCGGCGATTGCTTAGCTCTAGCTATAGCTGAGCTATAAGCATAGCTAGTACCCTTAGCTATGTTATTTATTAATTTATTGATTTGGGGGTTTGCTGAGACTTGCACAGAGCCATTGCGTCGTGCTGAGCTTAGCTTATGCTTAGCTTGTGTGCCTGCGGCAATTCTATTTTTAATTTCAGTCATCTGTCAACCCCCTTAACGTAATCCGAGGGCTGACTTGACGCGCTGCCACCAAGTCATCTGTGCCTGCTTCTTGCGAGCCCAGGCTGCTTTAATCTTGATCGACTGCGCCGCGCGCTGTTCCTTCGTCCATTCTCTTGGCATCGTTCTTCTCCTTGTACCAGTTAGCTAAAACCCGCCAGCAATCGTCGTTGTGACAAACAAAGGCGCCGCTGGCGAGGATGACCCAGGTACCGGCAACAATGGCGTGTTCCTTGCCACAGGCCTCGCAGCACTGCCGGCCCAGGTCACGCAAGGCGTGGTGGCCATTTACGCGCGTCGTGCGTCTAGCCATGTCACCTCACGATCATCCCGCTCCAGGATAGCCTCGACCTGGTCGGCCAGGGTTTCCCGCAGATAGGGTTCTGTTATGACCCCATGACCCTGTGCCTTGATGTAATCAGGCAGATTGAGCCAGTTGGGGTCGAGCTCAGCGCGAGCATCATTGCAGTACCGTATGACAGGCACGTCATAGAGCTCGGCTATCCTAAACAAACCAAATCCTTCACGAATCAGTCTGCGGATCTCTTGGTCAGCTTGTTGCAGGCAATAGTCACGGCGCGTCATACCCAGAACACCTCCGGGTTCGCTGTGTATCCCTCATGCCATACAAACCAGGCATAGGCTGTGGTGCCGGTACCGCTAGCTTCTTCATCGCCGCGCCACATGGTCAGGCGCCGGCTAAACACATAGATCGCCCTGGGCGGGTGCTTGCTGAACAGCTGCTCGTGCCGGGCTTTGCCTTCCAGGAACGCCAGGCGAAGCAGCCAGGCATGGCGCTTCACACCAATATCGATGGCGTGGCTGATAAACTGGTTGGCTAGTTTGAATGGGGGGTTGGTCACAATGCTGTCAGCAAAGCGCTTGCGCTCCATCAGGAAATCGATGCCGCAATGCCCATAGCCATAATGATTCAGATCACTGCTAACCACCGTGTAATCGTGCAGCTTCAAATGCTCCGAGATGGCGCCGTCGCCACATGCCGGCTCCCAGACCTTGTCGTCGAAGGTCTCGTGCTGCAGTAGCGCTTCTGTCGCCTCTGGCGGCGTTGGATACCAGTCATCCTTCTGCC